CTCACACGCTATTTTAGCTTCTCTGTACGTTGTAGATTCGCTGATGAAGTAATCAGCAAGTTCGATGATTTTGTCTTCCATTCAACCTCCTATATCAGTCTCAAGACTGATGTAATATCCTCCTAAATTGCTATAATAATCTTGACTAGGACCTCTCACCGTTTTAGTCAAAATTCCAATAGAAAGGAGTAAGTTTTATATGGCAAAACTTACTAAAGAAGATGTTTTACAAGTTTCTCAAGAAATTATCAACGACGCTATTCCGGTTATCAAAGATATGTTGGATGAAGTATTCCAAGAATATCCTATCGATATAGAAGTTAGAAAAGCCATTCTTAATAGCACTCTTGCTGTTTATAAACTCAGCACAGAAACCACGGTTTCGTTGCTAACAGAACTTGTAAACGCTCAAGAAAACTAGTATTTCTTAATAATCTTTGCACCAACTCAGGGTCTGCCTTTACAAAGGTGGACTCTTTTTTTCCGCTATACGGATATCGTCTTGGTCTCATTTTTCCCTCCCTACGCTTGACTAAATGCGTTCAGTTCCATAATCTTCATCTTGGTATTAGTGCTTGGCTCCTACGTCATCCAGTAAGCAAGAGCAGCTTCCGCATGCTTCTTGGGTAGCAAGTCATAGCGACTAATATTAAAATGATCCTTGAAATCAATCTCAGCTTGTCTAAATACCGACTGAGCAAAAATCTTATCCGCATAAGCTGGGCTATCAATACCACCCAGGCATGCCACAACCCTAGCCTTACGCTTCTTCAGGAGCGACTGAGCATAGCTTGGATGAATTGGTTGCTCACTCTTGAGGTAGTCGATATCTTCCAGCATGCTAGTCTGTTGCTCACGCAATTTCTTCTGACCAGTAAAGAGAGCTATAAAAGCATCCTCGTCCAAATCCTCACGGATAAATCCGCCCTGCTTGCGAATGGCTGGCAAGACCTCTGATGTCACCCAGCGCTTGAACTCTTTAGCCTGAGGCAACTTGCTGGATAAGATAAGAGAGTAGAGACCAGATTCGTTAATGATGATAGTTTCTTGGACCCTTCCTAAATTATCTGTGAGGCCCTGTTTTAGGGCGTCATCTTCATCAACGTGAAGAGCAATCGCATTTCTAGCCTTGCTATATCCTAGGATATCCGCAACATCCTTCCCGACAAACCATGGTTCATCATCAATTATCAAAGTACGGACTTCCTGCCCGTGAAAATTAAAAATTTCGTTCATAATGTTCCTCTTCTTACTTTTCCTAGTGTTAAAATAGTTTCCCAAACATCTAGTCCCTCGAGACTATCGATCATCATCTGACTAAGTTGGTAATTTTTCTTCTGCCAATTCTGTATTATTTTTACTTGCATGTATAAACTTCTTAGTGATTTTTCCAAGGATTCTCAATTCCTAAAACATCTGTGATTTTTTCTTTCACATGATCACTTCCTTTGCCATATTTCAGTAGCTCTGAAATAACTGATGATGCTACAGATACTTGTTTTGCCAATTCGGCCTGAGTCATATCAAGCTCAATCAAACGAGTTTTGATTTTAGCCTTGATTATCTTTAGTTCTTTACTCATCTTCTTCCTTTCTATATTTCTCTGCTTCTTTTGAAATTTTCAAAAGCATTGAAAGTCCCCCAACTACTCCATCTAGGTACCCTCGCCCATAATCTGTCGCTAAGAGTTCCAATAATTGTTTCAGGTCTTCTTCGTTCATCCCTGACCTCCTTTTTAAAAAATTATCTAAAAAGTTAGCGAATTTCTTGACAAAAAACAATCTATAGTTTAGAATTTAATCATAGAGAAAAGACCTACTAAAAGTAAGGTTCTACCTAGAAAACGGACGCCAATCAGTTTCATTAGGCTTTATTTTTTAGTTGTCTTGTTCGCTAACTCTTTAGCTTACAAATAATATTCTAAACTATAGATTGCGTTTTGTCAACATATTTACAATCAAAAGTTTAAATATTTTTTGTCATGCCTTAGAAAGGTTGATAAATCAATGTTTTCTTTATTCGAAAAAATAAAAGAACTTTGCCAAAATCGTGGAATTTCTATAAATTCTCTTGAAGAAACATTAGGATATAGTAGAAATACAATCTATAGTATGAAAAACAAAAAACCAAATGCTGAACGTCTTCAAGAAATTGCTGACTACTTCAACGTGTCCACAGATTATTTACTTGGTCGCACGGATAATCCTGCTATTGCTGGTGATTCAAAAGAGTATATCTGGCAAGGGAAGACCCTGAACGTTGAAGAAATGGCGTCGAATGTCATGATGTTTGGCGGCCGAGAATTAACAGATGAAAAGAAGAAAATCATCCAGTCTATCATTGAAGGTTATCTCAAAGAAGCTGGTGATTAGAGGTACTGCTTAGTGACCGAAAAAGAAATTATAAGTCATTTTCAGGTTCGCATTGTCGATTTTGACGGTGAGCTAATACCTGATGAACTTGGATTTTACGAAAAAGAAACCAATACAGCTTTCTTGTCGAGTAAGCTCAACAAAGAAGAGAGAGTTAAGGTCCTACTTCATGAACTGGGACACAAGGATCACACACGCTCAGAGTACCAGAACGCTCGCCTACGCTGTGAAAACGAAGCTGATAGGAATATGATCCATCATCTCGTAAAAGATGCACTAGAAAGCTTAGATGACCCCACAGAGTTTGATTACCTCAAATTCATGTCTTATTACAATCTAAAAACCATGACAAATGAAATCATGGTAAAAGAAGAATATCTAGCATTGGTTAATTAAATGATATTGTGGGTATTTGGCTAGAGGAGGAAATTGTGCAAAAGACTGTTGAGAAAATACTGTTTAGAGTTGCTGGTGTAACCAAATATAAAAAAGCGGTTAAAGAATCCTGTAATCTAATTGCTGAAGATAACGGAATCCCAGAATATGCAAATTACTATAGCAATTTATCAACCAAGGAACTTAGAGAAGAACTTGAAGAATATGGTCTAAAAGTTTTCAAATATCAAGATTTAGACTTTTTCAATATTGAGCTCGTTCCAGAAGTAGATAATAAGTATGATCCTAATGCTATAAAAGTTTTGATATTTAATAATCATGTAGGATATGTTCCTGCGACTGTTGCTAAAACAATACGAAAATATTTTGATAACAAAAAATATAACTTTGTAATAGAGGGAGAGATAAAAGGTGGACCATACAAAGAGTGGGATGATTTAAACGATAAGGTTATTACTAATAACGACTTAGATATTGGTTTTGAAATATATCTATCAGTTATTGATTCTACGCTAGAAGAAAGTAATGAAATCTTACCGCCGACTCCAATCGAAAATGTGGTACATAAAAAGACTGAAGAAGAAAACTCTGAATTGACATTAGATGTTCATGAAATAGATTTGCGAGAAAAAGAAGAGCAAAGAAATATTGAGCCTGTGCTAACATCCGATGCATTAGAATTGAAAAAAGAATCAGATTTAGTACAATTATCAAAACCAACTATCCCTATTGAAGGAAACGCATTAAATGTTGCTGATTCTACTCAATTTACTACTTCAGTTGAAACAACACCCAAAAAAGAAAGTCCTACAATTAAATCCATTATATTATCTATTATCGGTCTACTCTTCTTACTTGCTTCCCTATCTCTACTGTTTGAAGGAAAAATTGGGCCATTCTTTATTGGACTAATAATATCCTATATCTTAATAAGACCAATAATTAAATATCTAAAAAAATAAACGGAGGAAATATTATGGCGTTATTTGGTGGAAAAGATAAAATTTCAAAAAAAGATACTCAAAAACAAAAATATTATGCGGATGCTATTCCATATTTTGAAGAAAATGACATGATTCATATTCTTGAAAAATATCCTGAGCAAGCTGCCTACATCGGAAATATACTAAGTAGCAAAGCTATCGCTTTAGCAAATGCAAGCGGTCCTGGTGCGTTTGAAAAAGTTCAAATACAACAAAATCAGATTATCATTCAACAAAATGAAGAGATAATTTCATTGTTAAAAGAACTTAAAAAATAAAAAAATCCCCACACTCTCAGACGGCCATCTTTGAGTGTGAGGTTTCAACCTTCCATGTGACAAGCAATGGAAAAGATGATAAAAAAATACACCTATAGTTTATCATAAGTTCTACACCTTTTCAACTATGCGGGCAAGCAATCGAAAAGAAAGGACTTTTTATGATAAA